CACCCGTCAAACTACTTGCGCATGGTCGTTAATCCATGTTTCGTTACGCTCTTGCCCGTCTACGGGCGTCTTCCGTTTACCATATCCTAGCAAACGGTACCGGAACACTCCAATCCACGTCAAACTTTAAATCTAGTTGATCGTAGTACTGCTCTATGCATCTCTGAGCTGTAGGGGAAACACCAAAAGCCAGCGAAAAACTGGATCTTGACTCGTGATGTATCTCAGATAATTTCCTGTGCATTCCCTGCACTTTATACTGAAAGAAGTCAGAAAGGGAGGCGTCCGCCTTCAATGGCTTGGCACCTTTGGAATTCCTAACCAGGCAATAATAATAAGCCTGGCAACAAGGTATTCCTCCCGTCATGGACACTCCTCCTTCACCGACAGCTGCAATCCATCGTCGGTAAATTTTCTCGTTGTCGAGAGGTTTCTTACTCACGCTGTCTTTTGATAAAGCCCTATAAGGTTCCCTAACCATCACATATCCGGTCGGGGTCCTAACGGGACGGCTTTGGCAAAAGTCAACATGTTCAAGCATGAAAGCAGGTTTCTCCACTTTCATCCTGAAGCCCATCTCTCTATACCACGAGGGTAGCTTATCCATTATTCTTGACAGATGTCTCCTTGGCACAAACAACACAGCATCATCACCATCGCAGAAGAGCCTATAATCCTTAACGGAAATTTCAAGCTCATCCATGAAGGCATATCCCAAAGCGGCAGATATTAAACAGTTGCCCAAAGCAGTATTCTTGTCCCCCGACATGCGTCTACCCTCAATCGAGTAAGATAATTTGCCGTCAGGGGCTCTTGCTTTGCCTCTGTTCATTATTTGCCATTTCAGCAATTTACGTAACGTTCTCTCGCCCTTGTAAAATTGTTGGTACCTTTCGTGCTCCCAAGTCAGAGCACTTGTACCCACTGATTGTTCGAACCTGGATGCATCAATACTAATGCCGACACAATCATCAACATCAGTCCAGTACTCCGCGATCTTCTGTCCTCGCTGTTCCTGGTTATATCCTTTCATCACAACTGTATAATTAAAAACCTTTGATATATTCCGGTAAATCTTCTTTTCGATTGGGTGGAGATAAGCACCCAGTGCACACAAGTATCTGTCGTCGCGGGGGTTTATTCCGCGCGGACTAGGATTCCTTTTCGTTTCAAAATCATAGGTTTCGAACTTGATGAAAAATTTCAGCACAGCGTCTTTTTGGCAAACCGATTTGTCCTTCAAAGAAGCAGCCGCCTTCAAATATCGCTCGCGACGCGGACCATGGTAGCAATTGGCAAAAGCCTCATGCTCCAGCGGGTGGCATCTCTTCGCTTCTTTATCTAGCAGCTCTGTAAATTTCATCAACCTTTCATTAAAAACTAAAGGGTGAGGTATAGGAGGGGTCGTCCATGTCCCATTTTCACAAATGAGGAACAACCTCTCAACTATGGCCCTCTCCATACAAGTTATCGTAGAGTTATACGCCCTGAAGCCCGATTTAGGGTTCACACCAGAAATCAGGTAGGTTCTCCTGGGCCTTGTGGCTTTGCCTAATCTTCTTGTCACTTTCAAGCCAGGGATTCTAACCACGTCCAGCGCCTCCGCCGGGGACGAGTCAATCCCAAGTAACAGATCAGGCCCACATCAAGCGCGGGTAGGCTTCGGAGCCCTTCCGTTCGCACGAAAGAACCCGAACCATCCACGACGACCATGATTGTAGTCCTTGACTATCATCTGATCGCTATGCGCTCGAGAGGACCTGTATACAGATTCGCGTTTGTCATAATCTTGTTGCTCGAATATAAACGTCATAAATGCAGCTTTAATACCAGCCAAGTGTTTCGTTCGAAGCCCGACGTGTTGCCGGAGTTCTGCAGAAACCCATTTATCCGCCCTATCCACATTTGCCAGATTATACTCCAAAATGCCGACAAGCTCGTAT